CTGGCCGACCGCGTCGAAGGCGTCGACGGCATCGAGTACACGGTCACACTCGTCAACACGATCCGCGCCCAGGGCGTCGCGATCGTCTACGAAGTGCAGTTGAGGGCCTGACGCGTGGCGATTCGCCCTCGCATTGGAACGGTCAGACGCGCGCGGAACGAGCACCAGCGCTTGGCGTATGCGAGCACTCGCGTTGTCGCATTCTCGGGAACGCGCTCGAACCAAGCGCTGGCCGCTGACTTCGCCAAGCGACTACGCGAGCAAGTGCGCGGGCTGAACAATGCCCAAGTGCGCACTGTTCAGACCAAGCTCGCGCTCGACTTCGTTGGAATCGTGATCAAGGGCACCCCGGTCGACACGGGTCGCGCGCGCGGCGGCTGGCAGGTCGAGATCGGTCGTGAGCCTCCGATCACAGCGAGCATCGACGCCAGCGGCGCCGCGACCTTCGCGCGCGCGAACGAGAAGCTGACGCCGTACCGCCGCGGCCTCAACTCGCTCAAGCTCGCCGCAGTCTGGATCACGAACGCGGTCCCCTACATCGAAGTTCTCGACCGCGGCCTCAAGCGGCAGCGCTTCGGCAAGAAGGCCGGCGCCCTGATCCCCTACTCCGCCCGCGGCTCGCGCTTCTTCGAGCGCGGCATCAACTACCTGCTCTCGCAGTTCCGTTAGGAGCACCGTTCGTGGCTTTCATCCCCTGGCTCGTCGACACGGTCACTCGCAAGCTCCGGCGCGCCGCGCCTGGCGAGCTGATCGACAAGGACTACCTGCCGACGGCGACGACCAGCGACCAAGGCGCGATGAGCGCTGCGGACAAAACCAAGCTCGACGGCGTCGCCGCGAGCGCCGCTGCGGTCTCGAGCTCGACGCCCGCCGACGTGGCCGCCGCTGGGGCCGCTGGCGCGTCAACGAGCGCCGCTCGAGCGGATCACGTCCACGCCCACGGGAGCCTCGCAGGCGGCGCGCTGCACTCGGCCGCCACGTCCGTCGCCGCCGGCTTCATGTCCGCGGCCGACAAGACGGCGCACGACGCGCACCTCGCAGCGAGCGCGCCGCACTCGGGGCACGAGCTGACGAGCGCGAAGGGCCAGCCGAGCGGCTACGCGTCGCTCAACTCGAGCGGCCGCGTCCCGATCGCCCAGCTCGCGTCGGGGACGCCCGACGGCACGAAGTTCATTCGAGACGACCAGACGCTCGCGGTCGCGACGCAGGTGTCGAGCGCCACGCCCGCGGCTATCGCTGCATCCGGTGCAGCCGGAGTCGCGACCGACGCGGCGCGCGCTGACCACGTCCACGCGCACGGTGTGCAGGCCGGCGGCACAGCGCACGCCGACGCTACGCGCACGACCGACGGCTTCGCAACCGCATCTCACGTCGCGCAGCTCGAGGACGACCTGCCCGACGTCCAAGAGATCGCGAACGCCGCTGGCGTCGTGCTGCCCGACAGCGACGACGGCAACGGTCCCGAGCTGATCTGGATGCTGACGCCCGGCCGTTGGCGCTGCGGCAACTCGACCAACGGCTTCAAGCAGCCGTTCTTCTACGCCGAGGGGAGCGGAGTCGAAGGAACTTTCGCCAACGGCGGAACGTGCGAACTGCACTGCGTCATCGGCGCACCGACGTCGGGATCGAACGTCTCGAACTGGCCGGCGGCCGAGGACGTCGGCGGATACCTGGTCTCGCAGCACTGGGACACGGGCCCGATCATTCCTCCGGCGGCGATGCTCGCCGGCGCCGTGCTCGACATCCATCTCTTCGGCCGCATGCAGGTCGGAGCGACGCGCAACTGGACTGTGATTCTCGACCCCGACCCCGACGTCATGCACGCGGTGTCGGGCAACAACGGCGTCACGCTGGCCTATCGCGACTGCGTGCTCGGCCAGGTCCACGGCGAGCAGTTCGGCGTCGCGGCCGACCTCGAAGACTCCGGCGACAACGTGCTCGTGTGCCGCTACACGACCCATGGCCTCGCCGAAGACGCGATCGTTCGATTGACCAAGGGCGACCTGATCTCGGTCGGCGAAGACGGGATCGTCGGCGACGTCTCGAACTACGAAGGCGCGCCGCTGTACGTCGTCACCTCGAGGCCGGTGCTTTCGGTCACGAGTGCGAACGGAACCAAGAACTTGACGGCGACGGCGTTCAAGTGCCTCGAAGTCGGCGACGATGTCGAGCTGACGTCGGCGGGCACTTCGGGACTGACGATCGGCTCCTACACGGTGACCGCGAAGCCGAGCGCGTCGACCATCACCGTCGGCGGCCTGCCCGGCAACGCCACGGCAAGCGTCTCCAACGTCGAAGTGTTCATCGCCGGCGATGACCTGTTCTGGCTGTCGAAGGTCGACACCGCCGACGTCGGCTGGCCCGACTTCGTCGCGTGGGACGCGGACAGCGGCGCCACGGCGGTCACGAACCTTTCGACCAGCAGCGGCACGCGCGACCTGTCGCACCCGTCGTTCGCTGACGCTGTGGTCGGCCAACTGTTCGAGCTGATCGACGTGACGACGTCGGGCCTCACCGCCGGCGTCTACGAGATCACCGCGAAGCCGGCGTCGACCACGATCACATGCGACGATTTGCCGGCCGCCGCGAGCGCTTCAGTTTCGACTGTCGACGGCGAGCTCTACGCCGACTGGTCGCGCAAGGCGTTCGTCACGATCAACGCTTCGCGCGGCAGCCACAAGCGCGTCGCGTTCTCGTTCGAGCTGTCGACGCTGACGACCGACTGGGAGGCGCTGCACCTTCACATGCGGTGCGTGGTCGACAGCGCGGCGCAGAACGAAGACACGACCGGCGCGCAGTGGACGGCGAAGCTGCGGCGCTTCTCGAACCACGAAGGCATCGGGCCCAGCGGTCAAACGCAACCTGTCGCCGAAGGCCCCGACGCCGTCGAGTGGCCGGCTATCCGCATCTCGCGCAGCTACCCGGGGACGGGTTACTCGGCATCCGGCGCGTTTGGCTCCGGCGCGTTCCTGTGGCAAGGCAAAACGAACTACGACGGCTCTGGCACGGTCGCCTACGTCTCGTCGGCTCACGACCTATCGGGCCTGTACTCCGAGATCTTCCTCGACACCGACATTGCGACCACGGGCAATCAACAGATGGCGTCGGTGAAGACCGACTACTCGCCCGCGACCGCGACGCTGCTCAAGGTCGGCGGTCAGATCGTGGCTGAAGTGCTCGACTACGTCCCGCAGCGTCGCATGATGCGCGTGCGCGACTTGAGCGACGCGACGCGCATCAAGTCTGGCGACACTGTCACTTGGGAGCTGTACCGCAAGATCGGCTCTTCGTGGAACACGACGCCGCACAGCTCGGGCACGTTCACCGCTGGGCTCGTGCGCGCCGGCCCGCTACCGATCCCGCTCGCGTTGCGCATGGCGATGTCGGGCGCGCAGGATGGAACGACCGTCGCTGAGATCAACGCTGGCTTCGCGACTCTCACCCGCAGAAAGAGCATCTGATGTCTGGCTACGGACCCATCGGCGGCGACCTCACGCCGTGGAACGCAACGGTCAGCTTCCAGTACGGCCCGCAGCCGTGGATGGTCGCGTACATGCGCCTTCCCGACCCGGTGCTGTTCCCGACCGCGGTCGGCGTGTCCATCCACGTTCACGGCGGCGGCTGGATCGCCAGCTCGAAGGTGAACGACTGGAGGATCACGCCCGATGCGCCGCTGCTCGACGAGCTCACGACCGACTACATGCTCAACCTGGGCTTCGCCGTGGTGTGGATTGAGTTCTCGCCGGGCTGGCACGGGACGCCCGCGGCGCGCGCGCCGATGCCGTCGCGCTTCCCGCAGAACGTGTTGCACCTCGCACGCGTCAAGCAGTACCTGCACACGCATGCTGAAGACGGGCTCGTGACGCGTTCGCGTTCGATCAAGCTGCCCACCGAATGGTGGCGCTACGGGTTTTATGCGGGATCGGCCGGCGCGATCATGGCGCTGTGGGTTGCGCTCCAACGCGACGGCTGGGCGAGCTTCGACCCGACGGGACGCGCCGCCGGAGCCGGCCAGTACGCCTACACTCGGACGCATCGCGTAGGCTGGATCTGCGCGCTCGAAACTCCGGTCGACTTGCGCCGCTACCAGGGCGTGACCGGCGGTGGCGCCGGTGCGCTCCCCTACTTTCACTGGCCCGGCCGACTGTTCCGAGACACGCCCGCGAACGCGACGATTGGTACGACCGATCGCTTCGCGACGATCAACAGCGAGTGGAAGGGCGCGTCGGCCGCGACCGTCGCCGCGTCGATGAACTACCGCCCGAACCTCGACGTGGCGGTGATGATCGCGTGCGGATCTGCCCCCACCGAAGCGAGCTACCTCGACAGCGGCGTGACGCTCAACTATATCGAATCGGCATCGATCGGAACGCCGACGATTGGCGCGACGCTCACCGCCGCGGGCGGCGCAGCCGGAACGCTCGTGAATCACGACACGGCGAACCGTCTGCTCCACGTCAACCACACCACGGGCACGATGGCGCAGTGGACCGGAGCGCTCAGTGGAGCCGCGACGCTCGGCTCGACCGAGTACTCCCGCATCGGCGGGATCGACGCGCGCCCGACGTTCCTCTCTGAGTCCGCTCTGCTCGCGTTGTGGGACGCTGATCAAGAGCCGCTCGAAGGATGCACCGAGCACTCGGTCGCCTACCTGCCGGCGTGGAAGCGGCTGCGCGCGGCGCAGTACGCCGCGAACCCCGATGCGACGAACTACGATCGCATCTACGGTGGATTCCCCTACGTCGGGAGCACGCTGAGCAGCGGCTACACTGCGCCCGCGTTCCCGTGGAACGGGCTCGGCATCAACGAAGAGCTGGAGGTCATGCTCACGGCTCGCGGCCTGCTCTGATTCGACAGCACCAACATCAACACCAACTCGCACGAACCAATGGTCAATCTCGCAACATTCCAACCGGCTTCGCCGTTTCGGCTTCTCCGCGTCACGGCGCCGCTCGAGGCGCACGTTCCGTGGACCCCTGGCGTTTCGCCGTTCACCATTCAATCCCCCGACGGCCGCAAGCTCCAGACGCAGTGCGAAGTCGTGCGCCGCGACGCAGGCGACCGCGCTGCGGTGGTCGAGCTGATCGCGATCGACAAGACGCCTATGTCGGGGCCCTACCGCATCACCGACGAACCGCAGACCGATCGCTCGCCGAAGCTCAGCGGATGGGGGCGCGAGCTGCTCGGCGAGGCGCCGCGCTTCTCGTTCGGCGACGGCGTCGAAGTGCAAACCAAGTGGGAGGAGAGCTACTACCGCAACGGCGACGTGTGCCAGACGCGGCGCTTCGCGGGTCCGCACATCACCGGATGGCTAACCGTGTTCGCCGGCCACGACGCTGCCGAACTAGAGTTCAAGCTCCACGACGCCGAGCCGGGCTCGCCGCACTTCTTCTTCCGCGAACTGGCGCTGGTCGGCATCGCCAACTACGCGCACGTCATGCCGGAGCCGCTCGCGACAGCGGGCAAGATCATCGGGCCGCGCGCCGACGGCAAGCTGCACTGCGTCCCGCAGATGCGCCAACGCCACTTCCGCATGGTGCTCGGTCGCACGCTACAGGATGCCATCGTCCACAACGGCGCGCGCGGCGGCATCGCTATCTCCGACGCGTGGACGAAGGTGCGCGGCTGGGGCCCGACCGAACAGCGCTTGCCTAACATGCCGGCGCCCACGCTGGCCAACGCGCGCGCGTGGGTCACGTCCGAAGCGAATCGACTTCGAGACGGGATGCTGACCGGCGCCGCGGTCGAGATGGGGCTCTCGCTCCAGCTCGGGCGCGTCGGCATCGGCTACACGACCGGCTCGAAGTACGGCGGCGTCACGGGCGGCGGCGGGCGCGAGTTGTACGACCAGGTCGGCACCTGGACCGCGATGACGCAGAACCCGGTGGGCATCGACGCCTGCATGGTCGAGGCCGCCGCAGTCGCGTGGCGCCAGCCGATCATCATCGAGTCCAACGGTCGCGTGGCGTCCATGAAGGACTACCTGCACGCCAACGGGACGCATATCGGCGACTGGCAGGTCAGCGCCGCCGACTCGAAGTTCGAGACGCAGGCGGGCCAGTCCAACTACCGCGACGGCGCCTTCGGGTTCCGGGCCGTGCGCGGCCAGCTCCCCGCCGCCGGAACCTACGACGCGGCCGAGCTGGCCGAGCTGCTCTCGATCGCGCCGATCGACTGGCAGCACTACGTGCGCGCGCTCTCGGCTGCGCAGTCGCTCGCCTACCTGTCCAACGACCCGATGGCCAAGCACGACGTGCTCGCGCTGGCCGAGTGGCACCGGATGTCGATGGCGACGGGTGCGCGCCTTCAGAGCGAAGCGGCGCACGTCGATGCGAACCGGGGCCACCTCACGTCATGGGGCCGCGGCCAGGGGCACGGCTTTGACGCGCAGGCCGCCGCGTTCGGGATGGCTCCGCTGAACTGGCGCAACGAGCGCCGCGCCGAGCTCGCCCTGTTCGCTCGCACCGTGATCGCTGCGCAGGCCTCGAACGGCTGTCTGCAAGCGACCGTCGGCCACAAGGTCCAGAAAGATCATCCCTTCACGATCAAGGACCTGATCACCGGCCAGGTCATCGAGAGCCACGCCACGTCGAAGCTGACCGAGACCACGATTCTCGCGCACGCCGCTGTCGGGTGCGCGCGCGCCGTCGGCGAACCGGGCGTGGACGACATGATCCTCCGGCTGGCGGTCGACGGCGTCGCGTCGTTTCACGGCGCCGCGTGGATGTCGGCCGCGTGGGACTGGGCTGCTGTGCGCCCCGCCAACTCGAGCGGGATCCCGTACGGCGTGCCGCCGGTGACCGCGCACAACGACCGGACCGAGTACGCGATCGTCCTGGGCATGGCGCTCCAGATCTATCGCGACCGCGGGACGCCGCCGCCGGCGCCGCTGCTCGATGCGATCCGTCGCTACTGCGGCGGCGCGACGAACCCTGCGGCGTGGCTCGCGGCGCAGACGCCGTACAAGCTCGCTTCGGACGACTCGATCCCTTTGATCTCGGCGCTGGAATAGCGCGAAAGGTGAAACTTTCGATGGCCCTCGGGACACTCACGGCACAGTTGCAAGGCCTCAACGAATGGGAGGCCCTGCTCAACCGCGTGGGCTGGCCCGTACTCATCATCTTCGTGATCGGATTCATGGCTGTGCGGGTCGGCAAGTGGCTGGCGCCGCGCATCGACAAGCTCGTCGACACGCACTTGGGGTTCGTCGAAAGCCTGAAGGGTGAGCTGAAGTCGATCGACGGGAAGGTTGCGCAGGCCAACGACAAGCTCGACGAGATCGTGGTGCGTCTCACGCCGCACGATCGCAGCAGCGATCGCAGCAGGGGGAAGTGATGAACAGGTGTGTTGAGATTCTGATTCGACTTGCGATCGAACTTTTGGGCGTGTTCATGATTCTCTTCGCGACCGCCGAGATCTTCGATGCGAATGAGCTTGCATCCCTGGTTGGAATTGCTGCGCTGCTCTTGACTGTCGAGGTCTCGATCGTGACCACGCACCGCAAGTCCAACGACAATGCATGTCCCCTGAGTAGGGCGCAATGCCGGGCTGGGTAATCGCCGCGCAGGACGAGCTTGGGCAGACCATCGAGTTGCCCGCGGAGGAGCTGTCGCTCGGCTACCTGTCCTTCGCGGCGTTCCTCGACGACTCGACGCCGATCGCGATCGACAGCATCCCGGCCGCCGCCCCGCCGACCGGCGAAGTCCCGTGCTACGACTCGGACGGCGTCACGGTACTCACGACGCTGCTCTTCTCCGAAGGCTCGCTCGAAGAGGGCTACCAGTCCTTCGTCCAGAGCGCGACCGCGGCGCTCCAGGTCGCTGTCGAAGACGGCCTCGCGATCACCGTCGATTGGCCGAACTCGGCGCTCGACTTCAACCGGCCGACCAGCGTTGTGCGCGGCCGCATTGAGTTTCAGCCTGGCGAGCTGCGGCTGATCGGCTTCGGCGCCACGATGGACTTCCGCGCGCGCATGGGCGTGCTGCTGACGCTCGAAGCGCCGATCGAGTCGGGCAGCGCGCCAACGCTCTCGATGATCGACAGCGCTTTTACCTTCTTCGAGCCGCCGCCGCGTTCGCAGGTGCTTGGCCGCTCGATCTTCACCCGAGAAATCCCGCCGGCGGGTGGGGTCGGCAGCTTGTCTCTGAGTCGCTCGGCGCCCGGCTACGAATTCCAGGTGCAGCTCGATTGCGAGTTCTCGTTCTCGATCACGCCGAGTGCGCCGGAGTTCGGCTCTGACGGCGAAGCGTCTTCGATCGAGCAAGCGCTGGTGTCCGAGTTCGCCGCGCGCGTCGCGACTCCCGCCGCGCTTCGCACCTACTACGGCAACGCGCCCGCGACCGAAGCGCTCGACTCGCTGGTCGCGAAGTTCGTCGTGTCGCACGGCCAGCACGTCGGCGGACGGATCGGCGGCGGACTGCGGCTGGGCCGCATGGATCGACGCCGCGGCACGATGCGAGTCGAGCTGCGCGCCCGCGCCGGAGCCGGCGAGTCCGAAGCGTGGGGCGTGGTCGACCGCGTCGTCAGAGCGTTCGCCGGGTGTCAGCTCGCCGGCGCCGCGTTCGGCGTGCCGGCGATTCAGCACCTGGGCTTCGATGGAGAGCGGCAGATTGTGCAGGTAGACTGCGGCTTCGAGGTCGAGCAAGCACACTGAAGGCGCTGGCGCGTCTTTCGGTTTCGGATCGGGTTTGGGAACAGAACGCCGCGAAGGCGGCGGAAGGCGTCGAGGTAACGAGCAATGTCCAGCGGCAACTACGAACGGCTGACGTACGAGACCGAGGCGACGTGGACAGGGACGCGCAGCGGCTCGATCCGCGAAGTCCCGCACACCGGCGTCCAGATGGCGCGCTCGGCGCAGTATTTCGAGTCGCGCATCGTGCGCAGCGACCGCGAGACGCAGGACATCGTGCGCGGCACGTTCTCGGCCGGCGGGACCATCGGCGGCGAGCTGCTGTACCGCAAGCCGACGTCGACCACCACGAACGCCTACGACGATTGGTTCCGCTACGTCCTGTTCTCGAACGCCGACTGGACCACGCCCGAGGCCGACGTCACGACGGCCGACTCGACCGCGACTTCGGTGACCAAGACGACCTCGTTCGGCGCTGGATGGGTTGTCGGCGACGTGGTTCGCGTCACCGTCGGCACCAACGCGCCGAAATACCAGGTCATCACGGCGAAGGGCGGCAGCGGCGGCACGAGCGTTCTGACGCTGTCCCCCGGAGGACTCGCGACCGGGACCGGCAATGTGACCGTCGAGCACGGCTCCTACGTCAAGAACGGGATCACCGCGCAGTCGATGGTCATCACGCGCGCGTTCAACGACTTGCCCAACACCGGCTCGCCCGACCAGGCGACGGAGTACCCGGGGAGCTACCTCAACGGGATGACGCTGGAGCTGAGCACCGGCGGCCCGGTGCGCATGGGCTGGTCGATCGTCAGCTACGACGAAGTCGACGACGTTTCGATCCCGTCCGTCTCGGCCGGCTACGCCGCGTCGAGCTACCGCGTCTTCGACAGCGTGTCGAGCGTCAAGGCGTTCGCCGAGGGCTCGCCGTTGGCGACGTTCACCGCGACGCAGCTCTCGCTCGAACTCACCAACAACATCAACCCGCGCACCGAGATCGCCGTCGAAGGCGCTTCGTCGATGCGCATCGGTTCGCTCGGCGTCAGCGGTTCGTTCACGCGCTACTTCGCCGACAACGCGCAGCTCGCGGCGTTCAAGGCCAACACCGAGACCGCGATCTTCGTCGCGCTCCAAGACTCGCTCGGCAACGGCCTCGTGTTCTGGGCGCCGTCGGTCGTGATCCAGGGCGCGTCGCGCACCGGCGGAGGCAAGGACACCGACATCGAAGTGCAGGCCAACTGGCGCGCGAAGAAGAGCGCCACCTACGGCGAGACGTTCCGCATCACGCGATTCGACGCTTGACCGCTGCTCCGCAGCGCTCAACATGAGCACGAGCCGCCGCGCTGGCGCACACGGCGCGGCGGCTCTTCCTTCAGCACGCCAGATCGACAACACCAACAGACGCGCGTCGCGCGTCGCAACACGGAGCGCGCAGCGCATGGACATCGCAGACCTCGTCATCGACCCCGCCGTCAGCGCCGAGGGCGTTTGGGCTGAGTACCGCGAAGGCGTCGCCTTCCTCATCAGCTCGACGAACACGGCCGACTTCGCGCTCGCGCAAGAGCGCATCTACGGCCCGATCATCGACGCCCGCGCGTCGGGGCGCGACAAGGAGTGGGTCGAGCGCGCGATGGCCGAGGCCGAGGTTGAGCTCTACTGCACCAACATCCTGCGCAACTGGCGCGGCCTGGAGTCCTCCGGCAAGCCATTGGAGTTCAGCATCGAGACCGCGAAGCGGTTGCTCTCTCAACCAGGCGCGCATCACGTCTTCCGCTTCATCCGCAACAGCGCGGCGCGGCTCGACCTGTTCCGCGCGGCTCGAACGGACGCGCTGGGAAAGCCCTGAGCGCGCGGCTCGCGTTCGACCTGGCCCACGGCAAGAACGCGCAGCGCTGGCGGAAGCTCGAGGCCGAAGGGCGCGCCGACGAAATCCCCGAGTTCTGGAAGCGGCAGCCGAAGATCGAGGCCCACCACGCGTGGTGGATGAAGTCCTTCGGCGACCTGTCTTCGTCGCGCACGCTCGGCGGCATGGGCTCGCCAAACCCGATCAGCTACGCCGAGATCGAGACCTACGCGCGCATCCACGGCGTGTCGCCGGCGCAACTGCTAGACTTCGCCGACGTGATCCGTTCGATGGACCAGACGTTCATGGGCGAGGTCGCCGACAAGCTGAAGGAGTCGAGTAGTGGTCGACGTGACCGTACTGGGTCTGGTTCTTGACCCGACCAAGATCGAGCAGGGGGCGCAGCGCGCGGGCCGCGCCGTCGACGATCTGACGTCCAAGACCGATCGCGCGGCGCGATCGACCGACGATCTTCAGGGCGCTGGAGACGGAGCGGGGCGGTCGTTCAGCGACATGGGCCCCAAAGTCGAGCGCTCGACCAAGTCCGTCGACCAGATGGGGTTCATCGCGGAGAACACCGCGAAGCGGCTCCAGAATCTTGCGAAGGCCAGCGTCGGCATCTTCGCCGTCGACATCGTCGCCAAGGTCGCCGGCTTCTCCGGCGCGATGGATGTGCTCAGCAAAGCGAGCGACGCGGCTGCAGGTGCGATTCGCAGAGCGCTCGGGATCGAACAACTCCTGAAGCGTCTTGAAGACGAGCGGATCGCCGTAGAGAACAACGCGAAGGCCTGGGAGGCACTGAGCAAGGCTCGCGAAGACGCAAATCGAAGTGCGCGTGGGCAAGGCATTGAGGTTCCCTCTCTTCAAGGGTCGCTGTTCTACACCCCAAGCGCATCTGCCGTTGGTGGCCTTCGCCAACGGCCTCAGTCGGCGTCGCTGTCGCTGCCCTCAAATTTCATCTCAACAGAAGGTCTTTCCAGCTACGACCAGTCTCTTCTTCTTCGACGTATCGAAGGACTTCGATCGTTACTCGACGATCTTCAGTCGGAAGGTCAGCAGCGACTTGGGTACTTGCTCCGACCCGGAGAACGACCGCTGTTGACGGGACGTTCGGAAGATCCGCAGGCTGTCATCGAAGACCTTCAGTCTCGGCTCCTGAACGCCTCGAAGGATGTCGAGCTCTTCGCTGAAGGATTGCGGGATCTCTCCAAAGCGACCGCGATCGAAGCGGACAACAAACGCAAGCTCGCTGAGTTCGAATCCGAACTCGTTCCACTCAAGAGAATTGAGGTCGACGCGCTCCAGCGCATCAACGAGCGCCGCCGCGACCAGCTCGCGGGCCCGCCCCGTCTCCCGCCGCGCGCCGACGCTCTCGACCTCACCGCGTTCCCGTTGCCTCCCGTTGACCGCGACCGACTCGCGCAGATCGAAGCGCTCCGCGCCGCCGGCGACGCGCGCGACCTCTACAACTTCGGCGTGCCCGGATACCGCTCGCCCAGCGGCGCCGCGAGCGTTCAGGAGAAGCGGCTCCAGACGGAGCAGATCGAAGACGACTTTCGCCGCGTCAAAGAGTTCGAGCGCGAAGTGCAGCGTGTCTATGACAACTTGGGTCAGATCGGAGCTAACGCGTTCGAAGGCTTCATCACCGGGGCGCAGAACGCGCGCGACGCGGTCAAGCTGCTCGGCCAAGACATCTACCTCTACCTCGTACGACAGCTCATCACGTTGCCGCTACAGCGCGCGCTGTCTTCCGGCCTCAGCTCGATCTTCCCCGGCATCGGCGCCCCGCTCGCTGGGTATCAGCACGGCGGCACGATCTACCAGCCGAGCATCCTCATGCCGCTCACCGGGGGGCGCCCGTCGCTGGTTGCCGAAGCGGGCCCCGAAGAGATCACGCCCAGCTACGCAGGCGGCCGCGGGCGCGGAGGAATGGGGCGCGGCGGCGTGACCATCGTCGTCAACCCGCAGCCCGGCGACACCACGTGGCGGCGCTCGCTGCGGCAGGTGATGCACGACGTCAAGCGCGGTGGTATCAACTAGCGCATGGGCTTCCACGAAATCGAGTTCCCGCGCGACATTTCCTACGGTTCGGCGGGCGGCGTCGCGCACAGCACGGCGGTGGTGGAGCTGGCGAGTGGGCACGAGCAACGAATCGTGCGATCGAACACGCCGCGCAACGTGTTCGACGTCAGCTACTCGCTGAAGGACTGGGACACGTTGCGCACGGTGCTCGACTTCCACCGCGCGCGCCAAGGCCGCGCCCACGGGTTCCGCTACTGGGATCCCAGCGACTACTCGACCAACCCGCTGCAAACGCCGTGGAACGACAACACGGTCGACGCGACCGACGAAGACGTCGTGATCGGCACCGGCGGCGGCGGCGTCACGGACTTCCAGCTCTCGAAGGTCTACACCAGCGGGATCACGACGCGCACGCGCGCGATCACGCGGCCGATCGACGGCACTGTCGTGGTCAGCTTGGACAGCGGATCCGGGCCGGTGAGCCAGGCGTCGGGCTGGAGCGTCGACGTCACGACCGGCGTGATCACCTTCACGACAGCGCCGACGAACGGCGTGGTCGTGCGCGCGGGCTGCAAGTTCAACGTGCCGGTGCGATTCGAAGACGACGAGCTGTCGATCTCGCTCGACGACTACGACAACGGCTCGTGCCCACCGATCCGCCTGATCGAGATCCTCGAGGGCGCGGTCGTGGACGACCTGTACCCCTACCGCGGCGCGAGCACGCAGACGAGCGCCGACTCGATCTCCCTCTCGCCGGAGATGGGACACTTCGTGCGCGTCGACATGACGACAGCCTCGAAGGTCGTTCGGTTGCCGAACCACGCGCCCTACTTCGAGGGCCACGACGTGTGGGCGCTGGAGAACATCGGCTCGAACGACTTCGACGTCGAGTACGAAGGAGCCTCGCTCGGCACGATCGCGGCCGGAGACTGGGGCACGATCTCGCTCGGCCGCGACAACGCAGGCGCCCGCGCTTGGGTGCTGCTGCTGTGATCTCGCAGGGCAAGTTCTTCGGCGGCGCGCACGCGCAGGCGCTCCCGCTGGCGTACCGGCTGACGCCGATGTTCAAGCGGTTCTACGCACTGCGCGCCGGCGCCAGCGGGCTGTCCGCGACCGTCGAGGATCCGACCACGCTCCCCGCGGTGATCCGCCCGGGGCTCGTGATGACGGTGATGAACGTTGGAGCCGGTGGTCAGCCGTCGTTCGAGCTTCGCGATCACAGCGCCAACGTTCTGGCGACGCTCGATCCCGGCGACGCCGTCGAGCTCTACTGGAGCTGGAGCGCGTCGAGCGCCTGGTCGCCCAGCGGGACTGGCGCTTGGTCGGTGCGCCCCAAAGTGAGAGCGTGACCCGATGCCCACGACGTTCGAGCACTCAATCGGCGCACTGAACCTGTCGGTCACGGGTTGCACCGGCAACGGCGTCTCGCCGATCGTGCTGACCGTATCCGGCTCGACCGCCTCGGTGCGCGTCGGACAGCGCATCGTGGTCGCCAGCGTCGGCGGCAACACGAACGCGAACGGCGTCAAGACCGTCACCGCCGTCGCTTCGAACTCGATCACGTTCGCTGGCACGGGCAACGGCGCCTACACCAGCGGCGGCACGGTCACGCGCGACTACGTCTCGATCGACGCGTGGAACGCCGCGACGCGGACCGTCAACTTGATCTCGAACGACCGCGTGTACCGCGGATGGGTGTGCAACGACACCGGCTATCGGTCAGCGGTGTTCGCGCGCCCGACAGACGCGATCAACAACTCGAACACGGACGAGACGCGATATCGCGAGCTGATCGCGTGGCCAGAGGACAGGTTCGACCCGTTCGAGCGTACCGGCGTGCTGATCGAGGCGAACCCGACCACTTCGAATCCGTTCGTCCTCAAGATCAGCGAGCGCGGTTTCCGAATCGTCGGGCTCGCGATCAAGACGACCGCGTCGCCGTCGACAGTCGCGTTCTCCGGCACCAGCACGACATTCACGCTCGCGGGCGTCTCGATCGAGCGCAACAGCGTTGTACTCGACTCGTGCTACGTCGACGTTTCGAGACTTCGATTCAGCGTCACCGGCTCGTTCTCGCTGTGCAACAGCTACGCCATTCACGTCGTCACGAGCGCAGACACGCCGTCGGCTTCGCGGTTCGTCAAACTCCTCAACTGCATCGTCGTCGGCGCGAAAGGCAACATCGGCTCCGACACCGCCGCACTCCCGGTGGTCCATGGCATCCGCGTCGACACGACTTACGCGTCGATCTCGAACTGCCTCGTGTTCGGATTCGAGACGAGCCAATCGAACGGCGCTTCGGGCGGCTCGACTGGCGGCGGCATCTTCCTCTTCAGCGCGATTCAGCAGCGCGTCGTGAACAACGTCGTCGTCGACTGCTACCGCTGCTTCAAGGGATCGACAGCGGCGAGTTCGGTCATCTCGCGCAACGCCGCCGCTGACGACACCGCAGTCTTCTACGGCGTCGAGAGCATCGGCGGACTGCGGCCCGACCGAGTGTTCCGCTACTACGACTTCGGCGACTACCGCAACATCGCCGGCAACGCGCTCGCTGACCGCGGCGGCGCAGCGCTGACCGATGGCACGTTCGTCGCGACGGACTTCGCCGGCGATGCGCGCGTCGCGCCGCACGAGATCGGGCCCTTCAACGGCGTCGTTGCGGCCGACACGCGGACCCCGACGATCGTCGAATCCGAAATCGGCGCGGGGCTCGACTACGACGACCTCGAGGACTGGGAGGCCGCGACCGCGATCAACCTTGTCTCGGCCAACGTGCTGCACCGCGCCGTCATCAAGACGCTCACGCCGATGTCGACGGGCTCGATCGAGCTGACCGAGTGGGCGATCTACACCGGCACGGCGAGCGGCTCGATCGTCGACCGATGGCGTTACCGCGAGATCACGGTCGACCCGGCCTACCGCTACGACC